CTTGTCCTAATGCTGAGTGTGGTAGTAGCGATGCTCTTGCGATTTATACTGATGGTCATGGGTATTGTTTCAGTTGCAATAGTCATTATAGTAATGTTTCCGACAATCCTAGCAGCATACCTGTTCGAGATAGTGCTGTGGATGGACGATATGTATTACTCAATGGCGAATCAGTTTCGCTTAAGTCGAGAGGAATTACGCAAGATACAACTACTAAGTTTTCATATCTTGTGGCAAAAGATAAAAAGAAAATTACCGTTCAAGTCGCAAACTACGCGAACAGTAAAGGGAAAGTAGTTGCACAAAAATTAAGATATCCAGATAAAAAATTTGTTTGGATAGGGGATACATCTGACATTACTTTGTTCGGACAAAATGTTTGGAGAAGTAGTGGTAAAATGATAGTAGTAACAGAGGGAGAACTTGATGCTCTTTCTGTTAGCCAATGTAATGGGAATAAATATCCTGTCGTTAGTTTATCTCACGGAGCAGCTTCAGCACGTAAGCAATTATCTAAACAACTAGAATGGCTTGAGAATTTTGAGTCAGTTATTCTTATGTTTGATAATGATAGTGCTGGTCTTGTTGCAGCCGAGGAGTGTGCTTCATTATTTTCCCCGGGTAAATGTAAGATAGCAAAACTTGATGGAGCTAAAGATGCTAATGAGTTATTAAAACACGGTGAAGTTGCCAAGATAATTGATTCTATATGGGGTGCAAGACCTTATAGACCTGACGGAATTATATGTGGCAGTGAATTAAAGGAGTCAATTGATAAGCCTCTTGAGTGGGGCTTGTCTTATCCTTATGAAGACCTAACTAAATTAACCTATGGTATTAGACAGGGTGAAATAATTTGTTTAGGTGCTGGCACTGGCATGGGTAAGTCTGAATTTTATAAAGAGATAGCAACACATATTGGTTTAGAGCATAACAAAAATGTTGGTCTAATATTTTTAGAAGAAAATGTAACTGATACAGCACTATCAATAATGAGTAAGCATGGAAACATTCCTTTCCACATTCCTGATGCTGTATATACTCAAGAGCAAAAAGATAATTCTTTCAATGAGACATTAGCTAAAGGTAATTTCTTTTTTCATGACCACTTTGGTTATATGGATTACAATAGTATCAAGTCTAAGATTAGATACATGGTAGTTAATTGTGATTGTAAATATATTTTCTTAGACCATATTACCGCACTCGTTACCGGACATGAGGGTGATGAAAGACGAGAGCTTGATAGAATAATGACAGACCTCGCAACATTAGTTAGAGAGCTTGGGTTTACATTATTTATTATTACACACCTTGCAACGCCAGAAGGAAAACCACATGAAGAGGGTGGTCGAGTAATGCTTAGACACTTCAGGGGTTCAAGAGCAATTGGTCAGTGGTGTAATTTTTGTTTCGGACTAGAGCGTAACCAACAGGCAGAAGAAGAAGCTTTAAGACATACAACAACACTACGTATTCTTAAAGATAGATACACAGGACGTAGTACCGGGGAGTGTGTTTACTTAGGATATGATTCTAATACAGGTAGAATTAATTCTACTAAACAACCATGTCCATTTGATGAACAAGAGGAAAATAAGCATGTTGATTTTTGATTTAGAAACTGATGGTTTATTAGATACGATAACAAAGATTCACTCTCTTTGTATAATAGATAGTGATACAGGAAATTATTATCGTTATACAAATTATGAAATGAAAGAAGGGCTTAAACATTTAAGTAAAGCTGATACCATTTGTGGACATAATATTATTATGTTTGACTTACCAGCTCTTAAAAAATTATATGGATTTAAATTTACCGGGAAGGTTCTGGATACAATAGTTATGTCTCGAGTTATCTTTTCTAATTTAAATAATCTTGACTGGGCTAAGAGTAAAACATGTGATTGGATACCTGTAAAATATTTTGGTAGACATTCCTTAGAGGCTTGGGGTTTACGTTTATGTTTTCCGAAAGATGATTATGCAGACCGAATGAAGGAACAGGAGTTAGACCCTTGGGCTGAGTGGTCAAAAGAAATGGAAGAGTATTGTATTAGAGATTGTGAAGTTACATTAGCTTTATTTAATAAACTTGATAAGCATAACTATTCGCAACAGTGTTTAGACTTAGAACATAGTGTTGCTAAGATAGTTAATAGACAAATTCAACATGGGTTTATGTTTGATGTTGATGCTGCTAACAAATTATATGGGGTTCTTTCAGAAAAGAGAGATAAATTATATAAAGAACTAGCAGATATATTTGGTAGTTTCTATAAGCCGGGCAAATTGTTTACTCCTAAGAGAGATAATAAAACGCTCGGTTATATTAAAGGAGTTCCTATTCAAAGGAAAAAGTTATTAGAGTTTAATCCAAACTCTGCTGACCATATAGCAAACAGATTGATGAACTTATATGATTGGAAACCAGATGAGTTTACGCCCTCCGGCAAACCAAAGGTAGATGAGAAGGTACTACGTAAATTAAAAATCTTATACCAAGATATGGAGTCTCCGCCTCCCCTTGATACGTTGATTGAGTACATGCTTATTCAGAAACGGATAGCTCAATTAGCTGAAGGAGATAAAGCTTGGTTAAGACATGAGCGTAGTGGACGTATACATGGAAGTGTAAATACAGGTGGCACAATTACCGGGAGAATGACACATCAAAACCCTAACATGGGTCAAGTCGTGTCTAGCAATTCTCCATACGGTACAGAGTGTCGTTCTCTATTTACTGTGCCGGAGGGTTTTTCTTTAGTTGGTGTTGATGTTGATGCCCTTGAACTTAGGGTGTTTGCTCACATGGTTGCTCGTATAGATGGAGGTGAGTATGGTAGGACTGTCGTTAGTGGGAAAAAGGGAGAGGGCAACGATGCTCATAGCGTTAACCAAAGAGCTATTGGATTGCACTCAAGAGCTAACGCTAAGACGTGGTATTACGCTTGGATATATGGGGCTGGAGACCACAAGCTCGGAGACATTGTGTACCAAGACATTCCTGAGAACTCACGTCCTTCATACTCTGACAAGTGTTTGGTTAAATTGGGTAGAGAGTCGAGACGTAAGTTGGAGCGTAGTCTTCCAGCACTTGGAGAATTTGTTAAAGACGTGCGACAAGTTTTTGAACGAAGAGGATACTTGTATGGACTTGACAGACGTAGACTCTATCCTAAATCAATTGCAAGTTGCGTTAACTCACTCGTCCAAGGGGCTGGAGCAGTCGTTACAAAAAAAGCTTTAGTTATTTTAGATGAGTTATTATTACCATATAAAAATAAATATGAGTTTGTTGCTAACGTCCATGACGAGTGGCAGATAGAATGTGAATCGGGTATAGCTGACATTGTTGGTAAGACAGCAGTTGAGGCTATTAAAAAAGCTGGGGAACATTACAACTTACGTTGTGAAATGGATGGACATTATGGCATCGGCAAAACTTGGGCAACCACTCATTAGACGGCAACGTCTAATTTTTTTTTATAAGAAGAATAGGGCTAGACAAAGGAAGGAAGAGTTCACTATTTCTTTTAGCGATGTGACGTTCCCAAAATTTTGTCCTGTCTTTAATATTCCCTTAGAATACTTTGGGGGAGTGTCAAAATATTCTCCGTCATTTGACCGTATTAATCCAAACATGGGTTATGTTGACGGTAACGTACAAATAATTTCTTTGTTAGCTAATGGCATGAAGTCAAACGCTACTCCAGAAGAGTTAATTAAATTTTCTAAATGGGTTGGAGATACTTATGGAACTATGGGTTAAGGGTAGGTGGACAACTGATGTTAAAAAAATAAAAAATTTTGAAAGCTTACATGAAGAGTGGTTATTTTATTGGACTGTGTTTTCAAATTTAGAGGGGCTGTTAGATGCCCAATGAGGTTACTATGGATATATTAATTGATGCGGATATTATTGCTTATCGTGCAGCAGCTTCAAGTGAGATTGCTGTTGATTTTAAAACAGATGATTGTTGTGGTGAGATGTGTTGTGAACCTTACCCTGAGAAATTAATACCAGCAATTAAGAATACTATCTCTGATTGGATAGCAGTTGTTGATGACCTGATTATTGGTAAACCTTTTAAAAAGAAAGAACTAATAAATGAAGCTAATATTGTTATGGCATTATCGGATGATACTAAAAATTGGAGAAAAAATTTATTTGCAGACTACAAAGCTAATAGAAAGTCTGTACATAAACCAGTTTTATTAAAAAAAGCCAGAGAATATCTTCAAGAGAATTATAATGTTTTAAAGTTTCCTTCCCTAGAAGCGGATGATGTTATTGGTATACAGGCTACACTTAAGGATGATGTACAAAAAGTTGTAGTAAGTATTGATAAAGATTTTTTCACTGTACCCTGTCGTTGGATAAATCCTATAAAGAAAACTAGGAGATATGTACCTACTGCTGAAGCAAATTTTAATCATATGATACAAACATTGACAGGAGATACAGCAGATAATTATTCAGGGTGTCCTAGCATTGGTTTAAAAAGAGCACATAAAATTTTAAACTATTTTGAACCTAGTAAATGGTGGGGTGCAGTAGTTGATACATATGAAAAGAGAGGGCTTGGTGAAAAAGATGCCCTTGTTCAAGCTAGGTTAGCACGAATACTACGTGCAGAAGATTATAATTTTCATACAGGAGAAATTAACTTATGGCAGCCGATGTAGATAATTACATAGAAAAATTAGAAGCTGGTGTATCAAAACCTAATGTAGACCAGTTTAATTATGTAAAAACACAGTCACATTATAGTGATAAAGATATCCAACCAATAGAGTATATGAAGTCAGTAATGACTCCTGAACAAATGGAAGGTTATCTAAGAGGAAATGTTATTAAATATATTTCAAGATACCCGGATAAACATGCTGACGGTTTAGAGGATTTAGCTAAGGCTAAAGTATATCTAGCATGGTTATTAGAATATCTGGTTAATCAAGATGTTACCGTTAAATAGTAACCTTTGTGGTAATCCCTTAATGTGGACAAAATTTTAATGGAAGAAAAACCTTACATAGCACCGGAATTTGCTCAGTACTTATCTAATGTTTATCCCCTAAAAGCTGCTACAGATAGAGATGCCAATACACCACTAACTCCTTGGAACATCGCATTCGATGCTGGAGTTCAGTTTGTTGTTAATCAATTAATTGAAATCTCTAAACAACAAGAGAAAGAGGGTTACAAATAGATGTGCTCATTCTTATCACCCAAAGCACCTTCAATACCACCGCCAGAGCCAAAGGCAGAGGTTGTAAAACGAGATGAAGCCCCTACATTTGGTAGAGGTAATAAAGCATTAGCAGCTAACCTAGCTTCTCGTGCAAAACGTACTGGAACTTCTGGATTTAAAGTTGATTTAAATACTCCAGAAAAGTCTGGTCTTAATATCCCTCAAACAACTTAGATGTATAACTCAAAAGAATCCGTTAAAGCTCGTTACACAAGAATGGAAACTAAACGTGAACCATTCCTAAGACGAGCAAGACGAGTATCAGAACTTACCCTCCCCTTTTTAATTACACCTCAAGGTCATGAAGGCTCTAGTGACTTACCTACACCATACCAAAGTTTAGGTGCAAGAGGTATAACAAATCTATCCGCAAAACTATTACTTGCACTCCTTCCCCCTGACAGTCCCTTCTTTCGTCTCGCTTTAGATAAGTTTAAAAAAGATGAGATGGGTGTAGAGGATGCCTCTCAAGTTGACAAAGCATTATCAGATATTGAAAACTCAGTAATGGATTATGTTGAAGCCTCCCCTATTAGAACAAACTTCTTTGAATTATTAAAACACCTACTTTCATCTGGAAATGTTTTAGTTCATTATGATAGTCATACAGAGAAGTGTGGTTTAAATGTTTATGGTATGGATAAGTATGTAGTATCAAGAGCACCAACCGGAAAATTATTAAAAATTATATTAAAAGAATTAGTTGTTCCAGAAGAATTAGAACCTGAAGTTCGTGCTGCATGTGATATAAAAGATTCAGACGATTTATTAAAGCAAACAGAAATGTTTACATGTGTTGAGTGGAACAATAATGTAGAAATGTATTATGTTAAACAAGTTTTAAATGGACACACCGTACCAGATAGTAAGGGAACTTATTCAAAAGATAATCTACCTTGGCTTGCACTTAGATTACATAAAGTAGATTCTGAGTCATGGGGACGTGGACATGGTGAAGAATACTTAGGTGATTTAATTACCCTAGAGCAACTGCATCGTTCTATTGTTGTTGCAGCTAATGCTGCTGCTAAGGTTGTATTCTTAGTTAATCCTAATGGTGTAACTAAGGCAGATGATTTAAATAAAGCTACCAGTGGTTCTTTTAGAACTGGTACTGCTACAGATGTATCCACAATTCAAATGGATAAGTTTGCAGACTTTCGTGTTGCATTGGATACTGTCGCTAGAATTGAAGATAGATTATCTTCTGCATTCATGTTACGTGAGGCAGTTCAAAGAGATGCAGAACGAGTAACAGCAGAAGAAATAAGATATATGGCTGGTGAACTAGATGACTCTCTTGGTGGAATTTATTCTATACTAGCACAAGAATTACAACTCCCTTTAGTTAAATTAGTTATGAGGGATATGGAGAAAAAGAAAATTCTCCCAGCTCTACCAGAAGATTTAGTTAGTCCTGTAATTACAACAGGGCTTGATGCGTTAGGTAGAACCCACGATTTAATTAAACTAGATAATTTAGTAAAAGATATATTTGCACTATCACCAGAAGTTGCAGCTAAGTATGTAAATATTAGTGAGTACATAAAGAGAAGGGGTGCAGCACTAAAGGTAGATACTGAGAATTTAATTAGAACTGAAGATGAAGTAGCCGAAGCTGATAATCAAGCACAACGCGCACAGATGATTCAACAAGCGGTAACACCGGGCATTAATGCGTTAAGCAAATCAGGTGCATTAGCAAACGCTGAAATGCCACAACCCCCAACAGGAGAGCAATAAATGGCAAATGCAAACCCATCTCGTCCCGGCAATTATAATGCTAAGGATGAGAAAAAAGAGAAAGTAGTTTATAAGACTGAGAGTTCTTCACCCGTTTTAAAGGGCGAAAAGAAATCTAAAGACGGAACTACTGTAAAATATAACTAATGGAAGATACAGCTACACAACCATTAGAGCCGGATACACCTGAGTATAATGAATCTATGATTCAAGCTGCTGAGGGTGACAAAGAAGTATCTGATAACTCTGATGCGGAAGTAACGACACCAGAAAGACCTGAGCATGTTCCTGAAAAATATTTTAATTCAGAGACAGGCGAAATCAATCATGAGGCTTGGACTAAAGAGACTCAGTATTGGCAGAAGAAGGCTGGTGGTGAAGAAAGTAAGGACACCAATACAGAAACTACACCAGAAGAAACACCCCCTGAAGAAACACCAGAACAGGGTGACCTAAGTTTCAAAGAGTTCACTGAAGAGTATCAGGCAACTGGACAACTATCAAAAGACTCTTATGATAAATTAGAAAAATCTGGTATCCCTAATGATTATGTTGATGCATATATTAAAGGGCAGAAATCTTTATCTGAAGCCTATGAAAATCAAATGTATGCTTTGGCTGGTGGTAAAGATGCGTATGGTGAAATGGTACAATGGGCTAAGAACTCTTTACCGGATTCTGACCTAACTAAATTTAATCAGTTAGTAGATTCAGGAGATTCCAATGTCGTTGAATCAGCAATCCAAAATATGCATCAAAAATATATAGCACAAAATGGGCAGCCCCCTAAAGTTTCTTTAAGAGGCGAATCATCCAGTGCTCAAACAGATGTGTTTAGGTCTGAAACAGAAATGAGGACAGCAATGACTGACCCAAGATATGCTTCTGACCCAGCATTTAGAAAAGATGTAGAACAAAAGTTACTGAGGTCTAAAGATATTTTACCTCATCGTAACTTGTAAGAATTTGTAGAAATCCTTCAACTAACGAAAGCCTCTCGAGGGAGACAACTCTAGTTTAAGGTTGGTGTGGTAGATACAATAATAGCCCCTCGGGGATTTTATTAATCATACTATAGGTATATAGAAATGACAGCAGCAACCGTTTCTCGCCTAGGTCAAGTGAATGGAGCAAGTGATGTAACAGCGTTAATGCTGAAAGTCTTTGCTGGTGAAGTTCTAACGACCTTTGAGGCGAATAACATTTTTAAGCCGTTGCATAACGTCAGGAGTATTAGTTCAGGTAAGTCAGCACAGTTCCCAGTAATTGGAACTGCAACGGCAGCCTCTCATACTCCGGGTGCAGAGCTAGTCGGTACTGCAATTAAACACAACGAGAAGGTTATCACTATCGATGACTTGCTTGTAGCAGATGTGTTTATTGCAAACATTGATGAAGCTATGAACCATTATGATGTTCGCTCGGCTTACAGTTCTGAGTTAGGTACAATCTTAGCTAACACCTACGACAAACACGTAGCTCAGATAGGATGTTTAGCAGCTCGTGCAGCCGCGACTATAACAGGTGGTAATGGTGGAACTCAGGTGTCCCATGTAGACATGGATGACACTGGTTCACGACTTGCTACCAGTATATTTACGGCAGCACAAACTCTGGATGAAAAAGATATTCCAGAAAATGACCGCTATTGTGTCCTACGTCCGGCACAGTACTACTTAGTAGCTCAAACTACTGATGTACTAAACCGTGACTGGGGTGGTAGTGGTGCTTATGCTGAAGGTTCAGTATTGAAAGTAGCTGGTATTCATATTGTTAAGTCTAACCACTTACCAAGCACGAATATCACGACTGGCGATGCTGACTATCAGGGAGATTTCTCTAAGACTCAAGCCCTAGTTTGGCATAAGTCTGCAATGGGAACAGCCTCTTTGATGAATGTTCAGACGGAAAGTGCATATGATATCCGCAGACAAGGCTCACTATTAGTGGGTAAATATCTGTGTGGTCATGGCATCTTACGTCCAGAATGTGCAGTTGAGTTACTGATAACTTAATAAGTTATTGACCCGGGGGGAGTCTTTCCCCCCATTTTTTACTTATTTTCGGAGACCCTAGAGTAAGGGTGTCCTCCTTAAAAGCTCTTAGAAGTGAAATGAGAGCCTCGAATTTTTTATAAAACATCAATATTAGGGTAAAAACATGGCATTAGCTCTATCAACCGAATTAGAAGCCGTTAACAGTATGCTTGCTGTTATAGGTCAAGCTCCTGTAAATAGCCTACCTTCTACCAGCTCTAGTGCATCCCCGGCTGATGCGGTAATAGCTGAGAATGTTTTAACAGAAGTTAATAGGTCAGTACAGTTAGAGGGTTGGTGGTTTAATACAGAAGAAAATTTAGAAATAGCACCAGATGTTTCTAACAATATAATAGTACCCGGGAATGCTTTAAGAATTGATACTTCCCTAGAATTTAATAATCATGATTTTGTTTTTCGTGGAGGTAAAATGTATGACAGAAAAAACAATACCTTCACTATTACGGATGTTATAAAATATCACATTGTATTAGGATTAGAATTTACAGATTTACCAGAAGCAGTAAGACGTTACATTATTATAAGGTCTTGTAGAGTTTTCCAAGATAGAGTGTTTGGTAGTGATACTGTTCATGCCTATACCCAAGAAGATGAATTAAGAGCTAGGGCTGAGTGTGAACGAGCACATAATAATAATGGAGATTTTAATATGAATGATGATAATCACTCGGCTGAGTCAGTTCATCGGTTCATATAATGGCTACTAAATTTTCTTCTGCTATAGTAAACCGTTCTATCCCCTCTATGTTTAATGGCATAAGTCAACAGCCAGCTTCTCTTAGATTAGCATCTCAAGGTGAAGTACAGGAAAACGCTTACCCAGCTCTTGTTGAGGGTTTATCTAAAAGACCCCCAACACAACACCTTGCAAAATTAAATACTGATGTAACTAGTAACCGTTTTGTACATTTTATAAATAGAGATAGTGTAGAAAGATATATTTTAATAATTGAGAACGGAACATTAAAAGTTTTTAACATGGCTGGAGCAGCTATGACTTTAGTGTTTACTGCTAGTGAAACATATTTAAACAGCACAGACCCAAGGAATGATTTTGCTGTTGTAACCATAGCCGACTTTACTTTCATTGTAAATAAAACTATAACAACTGCTATGGATGCTGCTGTTGTTCCGGGGACATTAACAAGCACTGTTCAGAAGTTTGCTGACTTACCAACATCCCCAACCGTTGGAGACCTACATGAGATTGCTGGAGATGATGCTAATAATTTTGATAATTTTTATGTAGAGAGAGAAACTAATTCTTGGAATGAAACTGTAAAACCAGGGATTACTCACCAGTTTACGGCTACCACAATGCCTCACCAATTGGTAAGAACAGCAACAGACGAATTTACATTTAATGTTGTTACTTGGGCTAACAGATTAGTTGGAGATGAAGACTCTAATATTACACCAAGTTTTATTGGTAAAAAAATTAATGATGTCTTTTTACATAAGAATAGATTTGGAATACTAGCTGGAGAGAATTGTATATTATCTTCTGCACCAGCAATTGATTTTAATTTTTGGAGAGAGTCTGCAACAACTCTTGTAGATTCAGACCCAATAGATATTTCTCCCGGGCATGTTAAAGTTGCTACTTTAAACCACGCATTACCATTTGATAAAACCTTATTATTATTTTCATCACAAACACAATTTTTATTATCAGATGAAAACGTATTATCCCCAAAGACCGCAGCCTTAGAAGTTACTACAGAGTTTGAGGCGAGTGATAAAGCTTCCCCGGTAGGAGCTGGAGCTAATGTTTACTTTTCAGTTCCTAGAGGAAACCATAGTGCGTTAATGGAGTTCTTCGTAGAAGATAATGTAATCAGTAACGATGCTACTACTATAACTTCACACGTACCAAATTTTGTGCCAGCAAATATATTTCAATTAGAAGCTTCTTCTAATGAGAATGTTATCTTTGGTATTTCCGCAGATACTCCAAACGAAGTGTATGTTTATAAATACTTTTGGCAAGGTAATAATAAAGTACAAGCAGCTTGGGGGAAATGGATTTTTAATTCAGAAGATACCATACTAGGTATCAAAATGATTGAAACAGATTTATTTATAGTGAGCAAAAGAAGTGATGGTACGTATTTAGATAAATTAGAATTACAGGTTGGATTAACTGATTCAGGATTAAATTTCTTAAATTTATTAGACAGAAAAACCTCATTAACTGGGGTTTATGATGCTGGTACAGACAAAACAACTTGGACACTTCCATATGTAGTTCCAACAGGAACAACATTAGATGTTATATTATCAAACGGATTTACAGGTAAAGCTGGTCAAAAATTATTAAGTGGTGTTGCTAGACCTACCACTACTTCAGTTGTAGCTACAGGAGACTTTTCCGCATCTACTTGTTTTGTAGGAATACCTTATGAATTTAAATATCAATTCTCTGAGCAATTTATAAAAGACGGTGAAGATAATCCTTTACGTGAATCAAAATTAATGATGCGTAATATGTCAATAAATTATACTGATACCGCTTTCTTTAAAGTAGAAGTAACCCCTGAATTTAGGGACACAGCAACAAACGAATTTACCGGGGGAACACTTGGAACTAACATTACTGTTGGAACAATTAATTTAGATTCTGGTGCATATCGTTTTCCTTTATTATCAGATTCATCAGGAGTAACAATTGTTATCACAAACAACAGTCATTTACCCTGTGTGTTCCAGAGTGCAGAGTGGACAGGAATGCTCCACCAAAGAGCCTCACGTGCATGAGGCACGAATTAAGGATGCAGAATACCTAGAGCCTAGATTAAGAGATATTGATAAAAAAGAAGTTCTGGCTGTTAGGGAGAATGTTGATGGAGTTTTATCTTTAGCTATTGAAAAATCTTTATTGTGTTATTCAATTTATCATAGAGGTAAGCCAATAGGAATGTTTGGTCTTTCTCCATCCGGAATTGATTTTGGAATACCTTGGCTTTTATGTTCAAATAAATTACCTAGAGTAGCTTTATCGTTTTTAAAACAGTGTCCTGAATATGTTAACCAAATGCATGAGCACTATAAAACTTTAACGAATTATGTACATTGTGAAAATGTTGTTGCAATTAAATGGTTAAAGTATTTAGGATTTAAAATGTTATTCAAGGTTAAATATGGAAGAAACAATGAAATGTATTATCAGTTTATGAGGATTCAAAATGTGTGACCCAGCAACAGCAATGACGGCTATGCGTGTCTTCATGGTTGTTAAAGGTGTTGCCGGATATATGAGTGCAAAGGCATCAGCCGATGCACAAGAGGATGCACTCCAAGCTGGTTGGGCTAATTTAAATAAACAGTATGACGAGCTAAGAGATGAATTAGCTATAACAGAAAGAGAAAATATATTAGAATTAACCATTGAATCATTAGAACGAAAAGGTGAAATGATGGCGGCTAGTGGAGATAGAGGTTCATATGGAAATGTAATTATGAATTTACTACAAGATAATGATATGAAAACAGGAATGGCTGCTGGTAATATACAAACAAAAACAGATAGAGATTTAAGGCAAGTTGATAGAGATGAGCGTGGAGCACATGCTGATACACAATCAAGAATGAATGCAATTGATAGACCTAGTTTAGCTATGGCAGTTCTGGAAACAGCCGGAGATGTTGCCGGAACATATGCTGGTCAACCAGCTAGTAAAGACCTATCTACTGTTCAATCAAAGACTACACAAAGATTACGTAGAGGTAGTCAGTATGGAATACCGGGCGGCAGTTCTGCTGGAGCTAACGCTACTATGAAATCCCCTTCCGGAGCAAAACGAAGAACTAATGTTAAATCTTACTTAGGGCGATAAAGATAATGGCTGAAGATAGTGTAGACATTTCATCTGGAACTGTTTCTGGTAGAGTTAAAAGAAGGGGTTCTAAAGGTAATGTTGTTGGTGATACAACAATAAGTAGACCTGTTGCAACACCTTCTGCAAGACCAGTAGATGCAACCATAATGCCAAGTGATGATACAGCTTTAAGTTCATTAGCAGAGGGCTTATCAAAAGCCTCTCCCGGCTTTGAAAAATACATGAATGCCAAGCACGATGAGTTTGTTAAGAATGAAGCTATTCGTGCTGAACGAATGGCAAGGATTGAATTAATGGATAAGGATGAAATTACTGAAGAAATTTTAAAAGGTAATTTAAGACCTGAAGATTCTCCTTGGTTTCAAGAAGCTTACTTTAAACACGGTGCTGTTTTACAAGCACAAAATACCGCACAAGAGTTGAGGAATAAATATGATAATGAGTTTGATAAAGATAATGGTGATATTAATCGCTTTATAAGAGACAACTTAAAAATTTCTGAAAGAGATTTAAGTGACCCGGATTTTGCCGAACCATATTTAAATGCATTAACAGATGTTGAAACTGATATAAAAAAACAACAACGAGAGTATTTGTCAGAAAAGATTAATCTAAAGAAAAAAACTGACATAATGCTTATGATTGATAATGTTGTAAAGGAAGGTGTTGCCGAAGATAAACCTTTGGAATGGCTTAAACAAAATTTAAATTCAATGTATGTGGCTGGTACAGAAGTTTTTCTTACTAACCAAGAGGTTGATGAAATGGTTTATAGTGCTGTGTCAGCATCAGCAGATAACGGAAATTATAATCTTATTGATTATTTTCTTGAACCTAAACCTGACGGAACTCCCGGGCTATGGTACAACCCAGATTTTACAGATAGGATAAATTCTTTGTGGGATACATCAGTTAAGGCTCATACAAAAGCCCTTGATGACCGTGCTAAAGAACTTAAAGATATAAAAACTTCCGACACTAATCAGGTACTT